CCACACTAGCGTTCCAGAATTCAAAGGCAGTGACACAGAGCCAAAGCCAACTGGAAGCGTATGGTTAAAAACAACTGAGCCAGGCGAAGGCGCTCGTTGGAGAGTCAAGCGTTGGAATTCTGCTACAGGTGCATGGGTGGCCTATGATGCTCCAATCTATGATACAAGTGCAAGTTCACTATATTATCTAGATCGCAGCGGTGGTGGTACAAATATTCCATCAGACAGCATCTTTGTTTTAGCTAACGCTGAAGAACAATTCAGCTATGCTGATGGCACAGACGAAGCCCCAGATACTCGCGATACAACTTTCAAAGAGTTGAGTTTCCGTGTTTGGAGAAGAGCAACTACAGGTGCAACAGTTGTTGAATCAGCAGCTATCACAGCAGGCACATTTGCAGCAGGTGCTAAGACATTTACTATCAAACAAACTATCAAAGGTAGCCTAGCACTTTCAGCAGCCACTACAGTTAGCTTTACAGCAGCTGGATCAACTGCTGATGCTGAAACATTAGCAGCGGCTATCAATGCAATTTCAATGTCCGACACAGCCGGTGCCCCAGTTACAAATCACATTGAAGCAGCAGTTACAGCAGACAACACAATTACTTTGTCACACAAAGTTGGTGGCGAGATTCGTTTAACTGATACAGGCGGTACAGGAAATCCTGTGGCAGCATTGTTTACCCCTTATAATGTGGTTACAGAAGCTGGTACAGCTAACTTCTATACAGCTCCTACAGAAGCAGCCGACGACTATGTTGTTACTAATTGGCGTCCACTAGCTGACGAAGCCACAAACGGTTTTGCAGCAAGTCCAGATGCTCCATTAAACGAGCCAGCAGATGGTCAACTATGGTACAACAACAACTTTGCTGAAGTTGACATGATGGTTCATAATGGTCGCACTTGGGTTGGTTACAAACACGCTACAAGCCCATACTACAATGCTTCATCGGCACTACAAACAAGCCCAGGCGGTCCTATTGTGGGCGCAACTGCTCCGGCAGCAGCTAATGGCCAAAGCGACGGTACAGCTCTAGTCAACGGTGATCTATGGATCAGCACAGCCGACATGGAAAACTATCCAACAATTTACAAATGGGATGGACTAAACCTAGAGTGGGCATTAGTTGACAAGACAGATCAAATTACAGATCAAGGTGTGTTATTTGCCGATGCTCGTTGGGCAACTAGCGGCGCATCAAGCACACCAAGCACTATTGCTGATCTACTACAAAACAATTTCTTAGATCCAGATGCTCCAGATCCAGCACTATATCCAAAAGGTATGTTGCTATGGAATCTACGCAGAAGTGGTGGCAACGTTAAGAAATATCAAGACAGCTACATTGATCTGGCCGCAGACAATGCAAGAACTGGTGCTGCTACACTAAATGGTGCAGCGTTTGTTTCCGGCGAAAGCATGAGTGGTTACTGGTCAGATCGTTGGACTACAGAAAGTGGTAACAACGAAGACGGTTCAGGCGCATTTGGTCGTCTCGCACAGCGTAAGGTTGTTGTTCAGGCAATGAAGTCAGTAATTGACACCAGCATTGAAATCCGCGACGAAGAGCGCAGAAACTTTAACTTGATCGCTGCTCCTGGATATCCAGAGACACTACAGAACTTGATCAGCTTGAATATTGATCGTGGTCAAACAGCGTTTGTTATCGGTGACACACCATTACGCTTACCAAGCGATGCAACATCATTGTTGAACTGGGGTACTAATGCTGCTCTAGTAACAGACAACGGTGACGACGGTATTGTGAGCTATGATGAATATTGCGCAGTTTACTATCCAAACGGATTTACCACAGACCTAGGTGGCGCTAACGCAGTTGTTCCAGCATCACACATGATGTTGAAGACATTTGCCCTAAGCGACCAAGTTAGCTATCCGTGGTTTGCACCAGCTGGTACAAGACGTGGTGGTATTAGCAACGCAACAGCAGTTGGTTACATTGATGCACTAAGCGGTGAATTCCAAACTGTAGCATTGAACGAAGGTACAAGAGATGTGCTTTATGATCTAAAAGTTAACCCAATTCCATTCTTTGTTGGAGTAGGTCTAGTTGCTTATGGTCAAAAGACTCGTGCTAGAAATGCCAGCGCATTAGATAGAATTAACGTAGCTCGTCTAGTTGTTTATCTAAGAAGCCAGCTGACAAAACTAGCTCGCCCATATGTGTTTGAACCAAACGATTCTATCACCCGTGATGAAATCAAAGGCGCAGTAGAGAGCTTGTTATTAGAACTAGTTGGTCTAAGAGCTCTATATGACTTTGCAGTAGTTTGTGATGAGTCAAACAACACACCAAGTAGAGTTGATCGTAATGAGTTGTATGTTGATATTGCTATTGAGCCAGTTAAGGCAGTAGAATTCATCTATATCCCAGTACGCATCAAGAATACTGGTGAAATTTAATTAACGGAGCAAAGAAATGCCAATTACATCATTAAATAACTTTTCGATCAACCCAGCTGGTCCTGGTACCAATACTGGTATGTTGATGCCAAAACTGAAGTACCGCTTCAGAGTGACATTGCTTGGCTTCGGTACTCAAGCTAGTACAGAATTAACCAAGCAGGTCATTGACGTGAGTAGACCTAAGATTGCTTTTGAAGAAATCGAAGTTCCTATTTACAACTCAAAGATCTATTTGAGTGGTAAGCCAACGCATGAAATGTTGACCCTAAACGTCCGCGATGACGCCGCAGGCAATGTTATCAGGTTAGTTGGACAACAGATTCAGAAGCAATTCGACTTCTTGGAGCAGGCAAGTGCTCGTTCTGGTATTGACTACAAGTTCACAACTCGTGTCGAAGTACTAGACGGTGGTAACGGTGCTCTAGGCCCAGCAGTGTTAGAAACATTTGAGTGCTTTGGTTGCTTCCTACAAAACACCGACTACGGTGATTTAAACTACGGAACTAACGAAGTTGCCACTGTTGCACTAAGCATTAGATATGACAACATCCTACACGAAGCTGGTACAGTTGGTGTTGGTACACTAGTTGGTCGTCAAGCAGCTACTCAAGCAATTACTGGACTAACTCCAGGCGCAGCGTAATCTTAATTGATTCAAAACAGCCCGGTTTTATACCGGGCTTTTTTGTGACATAAATAATTGTATGGCGAATAAATTCACGAGATATCTATTAGGTGATGGTAACTTCTTTACAGGAGTACTTGGCGGTATTACTAAGCCAAAAGGCATTATGGCCGATTATCAGCATGCCGCCAGAATTTTTGTTGACGATACATTTAGACTTGCTCCGAGGCACAAGTTTCTTTATTATGCAGTATTTGAAATTAATTCTTCTGCGCACAATGCCACAGCATTTACGGCCAAACACAATCAAGAAGTTGCACTGCTTTGCAAAAATGTAGAATTACCAAAGTTTAGTTTTCAAATGGTTACAAAAAATCAGTACAATAGAAAAAAACTATTGTACAAATCAATAGACTATGATCCCGTTAATATTACCATGCATGATGATAATCTCGGAATTGTTAATTCAATGTGGGCAATATATTACGCTGCCTATATCCAAGACCGCAAATTACCATTAAATGCCTACGAAGACCTGCACTATAGAAATGCGGGCACAAGTTTTGACAATTATCGATATGGTCTAGATAATGATAAGAAATTTGACTTTTTTAACAGTATCAGTATCTATACCATGAGTCGTAGCCGCTTCAACGGATATACACTGATAAATCCTAGAATACAAAATTGGAACCATGGAAATGTTGACTACGCCGACGGCGGCACAGCAGAAAGTTCTATGACCATACAGTACGAATCTGTACAGTATAGCACAGGCCAGGTAGAATTTGGCAAGCCTAAAGGATTTGCTACGCTACACTATGATGTAACTCCGAGTCCGTTAAGTGTGCAAGGTGGAGGAACATCTGCACTATTTGGTGGTGGTGGCGTATTAGCAGGTATAGAAAGTATATTTGGTGATGTTTCTAACAGCAAAAGTCCTTTATATGACAGTCCAGCAGGCTTTTTAGGCACAGCAATTAAATCTATAAACACCTACAACAATGTTAAAGGCCTAAGCAAAGACGGTATTGCAAGAGAACTAGGGCAAATCATCAGCAGCCCAGCAGCCATTGGCGGCATTGTTAATAC